CTTCGAGGCGGACAATACGCACTACTGGAAACAGAACACTTATCAGGTCGAGTATTACTTCACAACGAAAAACGAATCAAACGAGGAAGCCATTGAAACCGCACTGGTGGACAATGGCTTTTTATATGACAAAAGCGAGGACGTCTACATCGAAGAAGAGGGCGTTTTCGTGATCTACTACTACATTTAAACGAAAGGGGCTTATCAATGGCTAATAAAGTTGAATTTGGTATATCCCAGCTCCATGTCGGAACATACACAGACGCAGACGGAACCGTGACACTCGGGACTCCTTATCACCAGAAGGGAGCCGTTTCGTTCTCGCCTGAAGAGCAGAGCGAACAGAATAACTTCTATGCAGATAACATTATCTACTGGAGCGGTTACTCTGGCGGCTCTATCGAAGGCGATCTCGAAGTCGCGATGTTTGACGATGAGTTTAAGACTCAGTTCCTCGGATATAGGGCTCTGACAAACGGCGGCCTTGCGAACGTAAAGAACGCATCGAAGCCGAATGTCTATATCGCATTTCAGGTCGAGGGCGATGCTGAGGTGAGAAGGGTCATCCTCTACAACTGCACTCTCGGAGCGATCACAAGAGAGTACAACACTATCGAGGAGAATAAGGAACCGGCAACGGAGACTCTGGGCGTTACTTGCATCGGAGACAATACGACAGGCGTGACAATGGCCGTCCTCAAACCGGGCGACACAGGATACGCGGACCTGTTCACGGCTCCAACAGCACCGGTTATCGCACCATAACAAGACGGGGCGGGTTCTTTTTGGGCCCGCTCCTTTTTTCATAGGAGGTGAACCGTGGAAAAAATAATCAAGATCGGAAAAAAAGAAGTCCGGCTAAATAACAACGTGGCCTGGACTATGGAATATAGAGACCAGTTCGGGAAGGATATTCTCCCGGCAGTCATGCCGCTCCTCACATCTATGATCGAGGGCGTTTCGGCTGTGGTTGCAGAATCAACAGAAGGCGAAAGGATGACGGCGGAAAGTATAGCCGAGGCTCTTCAGGGGAGAACGCTCGACTTTATGCTGCCGATGTATCAGGCCGAGTTTGTCGACCTCGTTGTCAATGTGACCTGGGCGATGGCTAAAGCGGCAGATGAGAGTATAGATCCACCTAAGAAGTGGGTCAGACAGTTCGAAGAGTTCCCGCTTGATGTAGTGGGCCCGGCTGTGTTTGATCTCGTTCTGAAGGGGTTCGTGAGCTCAAAAAACTTGAAGAGGCTGAAGAATCTGGGCGAAAGTCTGAAAAATCTTCAGCCATCACACTCGACGACATCATCCTCGCCGGACTCGAGCGAGGACTAACGATGACAGACATCCGCCGGATGCAGCTCGGTCAAGTGGTCGACTTCTGCATCAGCTACAACGAGCGGCAGAATAGGGCGGAAAAGGCTCAGAAACGAGCCGAGAAACAAGGAAATAAGCGCAAGGCATCACAGAACGACATAAATGCGTTCTTTGGTTAGAGGGCAAATAAATGGCTGGAAACATCAAGGGCATAACAATCGAGTTCCGGGGCGACACCACGAAGCTCGATAAGGCTCTCAGACAAATCAATAACGAGACGAAAAACCTCGATAAAGAGCTGAAGCTGGTTGATAAGGCTCTGAAGTTCAATCCTACATCGGTCGAGCTTTGGAGACAAAAACAGCAGCTTCTCACTCAGAAGGTAGAGGAGACCAAAACGAAACTAGACGCGCTGAAACAGGCTCAGGCACAAATGGACGCGGCGGGGGTCGATAAGACTTCAGAAGAATACAGAAGGCTCCAGAGAGAAATCATCGTAACCGAGAACCAGGTCAAGACCTTCGAGGGGCAGCTGAGGAAAGTCGGGAATGTAAATCTCCGGGCTATGTCTGAACAGTTCAAGGAAATGGGGAACAGCCTCACTTCTGCGGGACAGGCAATGCAAGGGCTCTCGACGGCAGCTGCGGCGGTTGTGGCATCTATCGGAGCGGTGACGGTCAAATCTGCTGCGTGGGCGGATGACATCAACACGCTGTCGAAGGTGTATAGCATCAGCACACAGGAGCTTCAGAAGTATTCGGCTGCGGCGGATCTGGTTGATGTGTCGGTCGAGACGATTGCAAGCTCTCATGTAAAACTCGAAAAGCAGATGATGTCTGCATCGAAGGGAACGGGAGCAAGCGCTGAGGCGTTCAAAAAGCTCAATGTCGATATTACGAACGCAGACGGGTCTCTTCGAGAAGGGGACGCAGTCTGGCAAGAGGTCATCGCTGCACTCGGCTCAATGACGAACGAGACAGAGCGCGACGCGCTGGCGATGCAGTTGATGGGCCGGTCTGCTGCTGAGCTCAATCCTTTAATCGAGGATAATGGCGAAACGTACAAACGAGTCTCGGAGACTCTGGCACAGTACGGACTCGATTATATCGATCAGGAGACTCTCGACAAAGCGAATCAGTTCAACGACTCGCTCGACATGATGAAGGCAATCGGAATGGTTGCGTTCCAGACTGTTGGGACTCAGCTCGCAGCGTATCTCGCGCCGGTGCTTGAAAAGGTCGTCGATCTGGTCGGAAGGCTTGCGGAGTGGTTCACCAGTCTCAGCCCGGAAACTCAGACGTTGATAGCATCCATCGCGGGCGTGGTGGCGATATTGTCTCCGCTTCTTATAGGTCTCGGAAAAATATCATTCGCGATCAGCTCGATCATGTCCCTGATGGCAACACTCGGCCCGGCTATAGGAGCGCTGGGATCAGGTGCACTTCTTCCGATAATCGCTATTATTGCCGGCGTCGTCGCGATTGGGGTTGCGCTATATAAGAATTGGGACCTTATAAAAGCCAAAGCTCAGGAACTATGGACGAAGCTGACGGAGACCTGGAACAGCATTAAAACGACAATACAGCAGACGATCGATTCGATCATAAGCAACGCAGTCGGGAAGTTTAATGATTTAAAGACGCGCGTCACAACGATCTGGAACAACATCAAAACGGCGATCGTTACACCTATACAGAACGCGCTCGACAAAGTCAAAGAGATAGTCGCAAAAATAAAGGATGCGATCAATAACGCAAAGCTGAAGTTCCCGAAGTTAAAGCTGCCTCATCTGAAAGTATCAGGAAAGCTCAGTCTAGATCCTCCGTCAGTTCCAAAGTTTTCAATCAGTTGGTACAAGACAGGAGGAATCTTTGACACGCCGTCCGTTATCGGTGTCGGTGAGGCCGGCCCTGAGGCGGTCGTTCCGCTCGATAAGTTCTGGGACAAGCTCGACCAAATGCAGACAGGAGGAGACACGATCACGATCAACGTTTATCCGTCTGCGGGCATGAATGAGACGGAGCTGGGGAGGAAGGTCGAACAAGCTCTCGCAAGGGTCCAGAAACGGAGGGACATGGCAAATGGCTATATTTAAATCACTAACCTTTGACGGGATAAACAGTCTCGATTATGGCGTTTATATATCGGGCGAGGCCGTTTACAACGCGCCGGAGAGGGCGGTCGACATGGTAGTGATCCCCGGAAAGAACGGAGCGCTCGCAATAGATCAGGGGCGCTTCGAGAATATCGAAGTCACATATCCGGCCGGCTGCTTTGCTGATAACCAGTACGACTTCGCGCAAAAGATCGCGGCGTTCAGGAATGTGCTCGCGTCGCGGTTTTCCTATAAGAGACTTTCGGACGAATACAACACGGACGAGTACAGAATGGCACTCTATAGGTCAGGGCTTGAGGCCGATGCGGTCGCACATCATCAGGCGGGCGAGTTTGAGATAACGTTCGATTGTAAGCCGCAGCGTTTTCTCACGGACGGGGAGCAGCCTTACAATTTTGTGTCGAATTATCAGGGACTCCTCGATGAAAACTCTGTCCAGCTTGCAGACGAAAACGGGGTCGACATTGAGGGCGGCATCACTTTGTCAGACAACATCGAGAACCCGACGCCGTTCGCCTCGAAGCCGCTGATCAAGGCGACAGGACCGGGCAACATCGGCATCGGCAACCAGCTTATATCTATATTCGACATAAGCGACACCACAACGATATACATCGACTGCGAGTCGATGGAAATATACACGTCCGCGGGCGGCATCATAACAGGAGCGAGCTCGCACGTTTCGTTTAACGGGAATGATTTCCCGGTGATCCCGGTCGGGCTGACTGGCTTCACCTACACAACAGGCGCCGTTGAAATAATACCGAGATGGTGGAGGATATAAAAATGAGTATAAAAGAATCAGCATTAAGCGCAATCACAAGCATCACACAGAGCGATTTCATAAGAGCAGTAACAGCAGCCGGGGCATCGAGACGTGTGACCGTCGCAAATCTCGCAAAGGCTATCATTGAGCAGTACACCGGCTCGTCGCTGGCCGGATCCGCGCAGTCGGTAAAGGCGGCACTTGATGCATTAAATAGTAATATGACAATCGAGACGCTGCAGGACTGTGGCTCTTTGACTGATATATCAAATGCGCTGAATACGAAACTTGGCACAATGGCCAGTCATTCGATAGCGCAGATTAGGTTTGCAGCAACAGCATCATTTGCTCCATTCGCTAGTGGTTCAACGTATCTTGGTGAATTACGTAAAACAGCATCAACAACTTATTCATGTGTAATCTTCTATGGGCTAGGCGCAAGATCAATGATTTTCGGCTATAAAACTGCGTCAGGTTGGTCTTTTGCTAGTTGCACATTATCTTAATAATGAGAATTTAATGATCTAAAATAATTGAAGGAAGGAATTTACAAATGATTCCTATTCTATACGAAAGAACAGAGACGGCCTTCAGATCTAACGGTCTGGGCCGTCTTAATTGCATACGCTGCATTGCAACGGAGGAGCGAAACGGCATTTATGAGGTCGAGTTTGATGTCGCGGTGAACGATCCGATGTTCAGCGAGATACAAGAGGGGCGAATAATAGCGTGCACCCACGACGAACAGGGAGACGTCCAGCCATTCGATATTTACGGCCGGAGCGAGCCTATAAACGGAGTGGTCACGTTCTACGCTCACCACATCAGCTACAGACTCAACGAGATCACGGTCGCACCGTTCAACGCTACCTCGTGCGCTGAAGCATTGATGAAAATAAAAGCGTATAGCGTCAACGACAATCCGTTCACATTCCTAACGGATAAGAGCGTCACGGCGGACTTCGACCACAAGGCACCGAAGAACGCAAAGGAAATGCTGGTCGGATCCCAGGGCTCGATTCTCGACATATACGGCACGGGAGAATACAAATACAACAAGTTCGAGGTCGACCTTTATCTGCACCGAGGACAGGACACCAACGTCTCGATCAGATACGGGAAGAACCTGATCGACTACAGAAACGACTTCGACGTTTCAAACTCATACACGGCGGTCGTTCCGTACTGGCTCGGAGATGTAACTGAGGGAGAGGAGAGCGTCTCGAATTTGGTTATGCTGCCGGAGCTTTTCATCAGCTCCGGGCATCAGGTACCGTCTGGACGCGAGGTCGTCATTCCGATGGACCTGTCGAGTGACTTCCAGGAGCCGCCGACAGTCGAGGAATTAAGAGCACTCGCAACGGGCCGACTTAGAGCATCGGAAGGATGGCTGCCGAATCAGACCGTGACGGTCAACTTCGTGCAGCTCTGGCAAACGGAAGAATACAAAGATTATGCGCCGCTTCAGAGGCTGAGCCTTTGTGACACTTGCGGAGTCTTTGTGCCGATGTACGGGACCAGCCTCCGAGCGAAGGTCATTAGGGTCGTTTATAACGTACTCCTCGACAGATACGACGAGATGGAGCTGGGAGACAAGCCGTCGACATTCGCATCGGTACTCGAAAAAACATATAACAGCAAGGTCGCGGGCGTCGTTGCAGGACTGCAGGCCATAGCCGTGGACATCAACACGGTCCAGAATATAGCAGCAGCAGACGCAACGGCAAAGGCAGAAGCAGCGAAACAATATGCAGACGGAAAACTCGCGTCCGCTGTTCTGGACATAAACGCGGACATCGCAGACCTTCAGAGCCAAATCGATGGAAACATCACCTCGTGGTTTTTCAATACAGATCCGTCTATGAATACGCCGCCGGTCGCGTATGATCCTGACGTTTCAGGAAGCGGCTGGGACACAGATGAAAAGAAGAATGAACACCTCGGTGATATATACTACAACACGGCAACAGGTACGGCCTGGCGCTTTATTTTTGAGAATGGACAATTCCAATGGCTGATAATATCAGACACTGGCGTCCAGGAAGCGCTCAGGCTCGCATCAGAGGCGAAGGACACCGCAGACGCAAAGAGGCGGATCTTCTACACCGAACCGGTCCCACCTTATGACGACGGAGACCTCTGGACACAGGGCGCGAACGGGGACATTCTTCGTTGTGCCGTACCAAAAGCAGCGGGGGAGACATACAGTCGGTCTGACTGGATTCTGGCGAGTAAATACACAGACAACTCGGCTCTCAATGCCTTTATTTCGGGGACCTTTGCAGACACCGTGGACGAGATAACAGGACAGCTCGACCGGAAGGCTGAGACATGGTATCAGAGCACGGACCCGTCTGATGATTGGATCACGCCGGCTTTGAGGCAAGACCACGTCGGTGACCTTTGGTATTACACCGGAGACACAACGGCAACGCTCAGCAAAAACTCGACATACCGCTGGAACGGTACCAGCTGGCAAGTTCAGACGATACCGTCCTCCGTATTCGATATGATCGACGGGAAGTCTCAGATCTTTGTCGGAGCCACAACACCGACAGGAGCTGAGAACGGAGATCTCTGGTTTCAGGGACCGGACAAACCGATCCTGACATACATCAACGGAGTATGGAACGACTACAACTATTATATTGATTCATCAGTTTCTCAGTCTCAAGCTGATCAGGCTGAGGCGGCCGCGAAGAATTACGCAGACGCAGCGGTCGCGGATATGAAGGACGAGCTCGAGACGCAGATCGACGCAAAAATCGAGACCTGGGCTCAAGTATCAGATCCGCAAACTGCATGGAGCGATAAAGCGGCACACGATAAAGACCTCTGGCTCTATACGGGTCTGACAGACCTCGTCGTTGATGGGCAGTCGGTAAAACCACAGGGAGTCTATCAGTACACATTTATCACCGGCGGAGCACTATGCAACGAGAGCAATGTCGACATAACCGACGAGAACAACAACGTTCTGGAGGCAGCAGACAGCGGACAATGGTCGCCTTACGCTTCGACAGGAAACAATCTCTTTGACCTTGCGGACGGTAAGAGCACGATCTATTACGGACGGCCGACTGGATCCTATTCGGGAGTTGCTGAGGGCGATTATCTCGTGGACAGTACGAACGGCGCGACATATCGCTACCGAGGCGGAGCGTGGGTCAAACAGACAGATTATCAGGCATACACCGACGCGGGAATAAGCGCTCTTGAATCGAGCCTCAAAACACAGATCGACGCAAAGATCGAGACATGGGCTCAGGCTACAAATCCCGCGAGCGCCTGGACGACAGCGGATGCCCGGGCTCAGCATAACGGGGACTTATGGCTTTACACCGGAACGTCAAATATTACAGTCGGATCGGTAACGATAAAGCCTCAGGGCGTTTACAAGTATAATGGCTCGAGTAATACGTGGTCAGCATACTCTTCAACGTCAAATAATCTCTTCGACTTGGTAGACGGGAAAAGCACTATCTACTACGGGACGACGTCGGGGACGTATGCGAATAAAGAGGTCGGCGATTATCTTGTAGACTCAACGACAGGTGCAACGTACAGATGGAGCGGCTCCGCATGGGTCAAGCAGACAGACTATAAGACTTATACGGACGGCGCGATAAGTACGGCGAAACAGACTATCGAGGAGCAGTACGAGCAAGCTATTGATGACGCAACTGAGAAAATCAGAGGCGGCACAGGCGGATATGTAGTCACGACCGTGAACGCAAACGGGCAGCCGATAGAGCTCCTGATCACAGACAATCTTAATCTGAACCAGGCGAGAAACGTCTGGAGGTGGAACCAGGGAGGACTTGCACACAGCTCGAACGGGTACAACGGGCCGTTCAGCGATGTGGCGATCACAGCAGACGGCAAGATCAACGCGTCTATGATCTTAACGGGTGCGCTGACAGCTAACCTTATAAGGGCCGGAATAATAACCGATGTATCAGGTAGGAACACATGGAACCTTGACACCGGTCAGTTCACGACTAAGCAAGGCGCGATCGCGGATTATCAAATAAATCAGAACTCGCTCCTGTGCGAAACAGTCGACGCGGGAGGAACCGTTTCACACGCAGAGCTAACCGGCTCCAGATTCGAGGTATATCAAAGGACTGATAATCCGCCAATTACAAGGCCGGCATTTTCAGGCATTCGACTGGAAAATAACACGATAGGCATTAGATACAAGGCAAACAGCACCTCGTCAATAAACGGAACGAGCATTAATCCATTGTCTGGAATTGCTTTTTATGTGGGTGAAGGCGGCACCGCTGACGTATGGAGCAATAATTTGCCGGTTGTCGGAACCATAAAAGGTACGGTCGCCGGTTTGAATCTTAGCCCGCTGGGTGAAGCGGACGCAGTTAATGTTTTTGGCGACCTTGTAGTGTCTGGAAGAAAGCCGAGAATGGTAAAAACCGACAACTATCAGGATCGCCTTCTATTCTGCTATGAAACACCGACGCCGCTCTTCGGAGATATAGGAGAGGCGGTCCTTGATGAAGAGGGGCTCTGCTATGTAGATCTCGACGACATATTCTCCGAAACCATAGCGGATCAGGTAGAATATCAGGTCTTTCTCCAGAAGGAAGGCGAGGGCGACTGCTGGATCACAGAAAAGCAGCCGCGATTCTTTGTTATCAAAGGAACACCGGGCCTTAAAGTCGCGTGGGAGCTCAAAGCGAAGCAAAAGGGCTATGAAACGCAGCGGCTCGAGCAGTACGGCGTCAGGCTCGATGAATATAAGAGCTTAGCAGAACAAGACTCATTACTGGATTCATACATCAGAGAACAGGAGGAATTACTTTATGGCTAATACTATTAAGCAGCTCGCATCATTCGCGGTCCTGAACGTAAACGGAGGCGATCGCATAAGCTACACATTCGACGAGATCGATGCCGAGACAGGCGATGTCGTATCGGCAAACAACAAGGGAAGTTTCTTCGCTGTGGACTCTGCTCTGAAGGGTAAGATCACGCAGATGAGGAACTATATCATCGAGAACAAGCTCTCGGAATAGAAGCGCGCAGACGGCCCGTCAATTCGGCGGGCTTTTTATTTTAAGAGGAGGACACAAATGACTATAGACTTTGAAAATTATTTGATTCCGGTGATCATGATCGGATGCCTCTGTGTCGGTTTCGTCATGAAGAAATGGCTGCCGACAGACGACAAGTGGATTCCTACAGTCCTATTGATGCTCGGAGCCCTTTCGGGGCTTATTTTATTCGGCTTCGATTACGAGGGAGTCGTCAAGGGTATGCTGAGCGGTCTCGCGTCTGTCGGACTGCATCAGGTGTTCTATCAGTTCATAAAGAATAAAATCATGCCGATAGACATCGAGGGCATGGAGTACATCGAGGACGGTGAGGTCGATGAATAAGACGAAATTCTTGCAGACCGACTCGCGCTGGGGCGGTCTCGGCTATCCTAAGAAGCCGTGGTATATACGGAACTGCGGATGTGGGGAGGTCTCAATCGCAAACATCATCATCGAGATGGAGCGGTATAAGAACTATACACCGGCCACAATCCAGCCTTACTGCAAACAGTTTGCGGCACCAAACGGAGACGGGACATACTTCTCGGGCATCCCTAAAATGATGGCTCACTACGGACTGACTGAGGTCAAGGAACACGCCACAATGTCGACTCTTTGGACAGAATTAGCAAAGGGCGACAGGGTGGCTATTTATTTGATGGGATCTCGTAGCGGAGGCTCTAAGGGTGTACGTTGGACGAGCGGAGGACATTTCGTTTGTTCTGTTAGCTACAAGTTTAGAGACAAGAAGCACCATCTCTATGTCAAAGACTCATACTCAAACAGCTCGCTCCGTAACGGCTGGATAACCTACGAAGAGAACATGAAGAACGACGTGCTCCGCGTATGGTCCGGCAAACTGACCGGGCAGCTGTACGGAACTACACCGATCTACGACGATGCGAAGCTGTCCGTCGATGGTGTGGGTGGCATAAACACAGTCAGACATCTCCAGAAGTATCTCGGCGTTACGATGACAGACGGCATCACGATTCGTGAGGATTTGCAGAAATACGTTCCGGCTCTGACCGCATATGAGTACGGCAAAGGCTCGCCAACGGTAACGGCTTTGCAGAAGTGGCTCGGGCTTTCGGACCCGGATGGGCTGTGGGGAACGAACACAAGCAAGGGCTTACAGAGAAAACTGATCGCCGGGGGCTATCTTGCCAAAGGTCAGGATGACGGAATCTTCGGAAAGGTTTCGATGACAGCCTTACAGAAGTTCCTCAACGATAACATGGGCAAGAAAGCTGTGTATCCTGAAAAGACTCTGATCCAGAAGGAAATGGACGCGTGTGTCGATCAGGCTGAGTGGATGAAGAACGCAAAGTATGAATATGAGAAGAATCCAACTGTTCCGAAATCCAAAAAGAAGGGGACTTGCGTCACCTACGAGTCATGCGTACTTCAGCGCATAGGACTCATCCCAAGCGGGCAAAGCCTCTGGCATGACGAGTCCGGCAAAGTCTATGGTGCGAACAGCAACTTTACCGTCATATATCCGAAGAATAAGACGCTGAGTCAGCTTAAGAGCCAACTGAAAGCTGGCGACATCGTAATGGACGGAAGTGGCGTAGGCAGTGGTTCACACGTATTTATCCTCACGGGCAAATGGAACGGTAGCAAGCCAGTCATATGGGACAACTGGAGCGGACAGAAGAGTAAGGGCGCATACACCTACGACCGTGACAGACACGTCATCGCTATAGTAAGACCGAAGTGAGGTGATCGGTATGAAAGAGACAATTCTGATAGCTGTCATATCTGCGATGACATCCGGGGGTGTGCTGGGCTTCATTCAATTCCTGATCAAGCGCAAGGATGACAAAGAGCAGCGGGCCGAGAACAAACAGGACGACGACATCAAGGGCACTCTGAAGAAACTCGAGAAGGACGGGCTTCGGACGCAGCTCCTCTTATTGCTCCTCTTGCAGCCGGACGAGGAGACGGAGATCCTCAAGATTGCTCAGCACTATTTCGTGAAACTAAAGGGCAACTGGTACATGACGTCAATGTTTTCGAAGTGGTGTAAAA